CTACCGGTGTTTCCTTTGCTGCCAGTATCACCCTTTGTGCCAGTGTCGCCTTTGGAACTGGTGTCACCTTTCTGACCTTTAGAGCCTGTCGAACCTTTGATGCCAGTTTGACCTTTCTGGCCTTTGGATCCTGTACTGCCTTTTGTGCCAGTATCACCCTTTGTACCAGTATCACCTTTGGAACCGGTGTCACCTTTCTGGCCTTTAGAGCCTGTCGAACCTTTGATGCCAGTTTGACCTTTCTGGCCTTTGGATCCTGTACTACCTTTTGCGCCAGTGCCGCCTTTGGAACCGGTGGCACCTTTGGAACCGGTGTCACCTTTCTGGCCTTTAGAGCCTGTCGAACCTTTGATGCCAGTTTGACCTTTCTGGCCCTTATCGCCCTGAAGAGCTGCATTTGTAATTGTAGATTTCTTCAACTTTCCAGTGTCAGAGGCATCAAGAACTAATAAGTAATCACCACCAACAACACTAGCACCGAGGTCAGTTCTATCAGAAATAGACCCACCATCGTCAGTTAATATTTCATCAAAGTTTGCGCCGTCTTCAGTTAGCTGCCATACATCGCTTGTCTCATTCCAACGGATCTCTACGTTAGCAGAGTTGCCGCGATTTACGGCGATTCCTGCGTTCTGAGTAGGGGCAACCGCCGCACCAAGGTCACTATTCAACTTGATTATATTATCAGCTAGATTGACTTGTTCTGTATTGATTGTTGTAGTTGTACCAGAAACGGTTAGATTGCCAGAGATCACTACGTTCTCGCCGACAGTAAGTTGACCGCCAATAGTAGCATCACCCGAAAGGGTTGATCCGTTATTTACCACAAGAGATTGGAACGCAGCTGACGCAGTAGAAGTAACGCCTCCTGGAATCTCAACATGGTCATGGAATACTGTATTCGCATATACCCGCAGCTTTGACAGACCGCCATTACCAAGCATAGAAACCCTAGTGGCAACATCTTCACCAGTTCTATCAGTACCAATTTGAATAATGGCACCATTAGATGTTAGATTTCCATATAATGCAGCAGCACCGCTAGATGTTAACGAACCTACCACAGCATTGCCAGTAACATCTACATTCTCACCAACAGTCAGTTGACCAGTTATATCAATATCATTAGCGAGGCCAACTTGAACCTCTCCGTTTGTTCTAGTGGCAGTAGTATTATTAAGAGTACCGACCACTGACAGAACAGCGCCGTCCGCAGAATCTCCAAGAGTCACATTACCAGAAGTAACAGCAAAGTCAGAAGAATCAAACTTAGCAATACCTTTATTCGAATCACTAGCATCTTCGCCAGAAATAGTGACAGTATTTGCGGTTAGAGTTACATCAATTCCCTCACCGGCATTAATGTTAACAGCGGTTCCCAACTCTATCGATCTATCTGCGCCAGAGCCATTTGTAGCAAAAGTTATGTTACTATTTTCTATGTGTACATTTCGTATCGTGCCATCAGTAATGGTATTGTTTGCGTGGAGTTTACCATTAGATGATAGTATGACAGTTCCGCTTTGGTCGATTTTACCTGTAATACTGAGTTCGTTCAACCAGGCCTTGTTCCATCTCAAGTCGGAAGTACCCAAACTGAAATTGCTGTTTGCTATGAGGTTGTTGGCGATCCTTGCCTTTACATCTACCGTATCGGCATTGTTATTACCAAGAATGACATTAGCATTAAACCTAGATTTGGCCGCGACTTTAAGCGTATCTGCGAAGTTCGGATCGCCAATATCAACATCGCCGTTCAATGTAGCCTTACCATCAACTCTCACGGTATCTTTGAATATCGCCGCATTATTGGCAGTCAAAGCATTAGTTGTAACAGTATTGAGAGTTGATATCCCATCAACAGTCAAATTCTTCTCGAAGACCGCAGAACCGTCAGAATCAATAGTAGCAACAACTGTGTTGGCTGAATCGGTGATTACAAGTTTAGAGTCACCGGCAGCGTCAGCCAATTGTAAGTATAAGTCAGAATCACCAAGAACAGCATCTGCAGCTAAGAATATCTCTACCTTATCCCCCGCTCCACCAGCAAAGCGCAAGTGAGGAGAATCGAAGTTACTACTGAAGACTGTATTTGACCCCGAAAGGATTAGGTGCGCAGAGTTTGACGACAGGTCAGTAATATCTCTGAGAGATAGTGATTTGAATTTTGGAGTATTGTTCTTGGTATCTACTCGAAGGAACTGCCCCTGCGTACCGCCCGTTACACGAACGCGAGATATATCACCAAGCGTCAGGGTCTCAGAACCAGTGGTCGAGAATGTCACGTTCGCATTAAATACAGTGTTAGCATTTACAGTGAGCGATTCGGGATTAATAATCGTATTGGAACCAACAGTGATAGTTCCTCCAGACACGCTCGATGTATTGCCGCCTTTAATTGTATTCGTCCTGAACTCAGTAGCAGATAGGGTTCCCTCAATGTGACCGTTTCCGTGTGAGACTGAACCCCTATCAGCAGAGCCGCTGCGCGAAACCGTCACAACATTGTTACTTATAATAGTAGCAATGTAGTTTGTGTTTAGTCTCCAGGTATTAAAACTATTATTTAGCTCGGTATTCGAAACATTAACTGCCATTTGAGATCTCTGTTATCAAGTTATTTTACTTATTTATTAAGGTTGCTATCATAGATTTTATAGATTCTAAATCATTTTTAATTGATTCAACTTCCTGACGCAACTCTATATCTTTCTTGTTTCTCTGCTTCATCGCAGTATGTTTCCTAATAGCGGCACCATCATTAAAGTAAATGGCACCGCTATCAACATCTTTCTTCAGGTCTGGGCGATTCGCAACATCAATAAGCCTCATTATGATATTGGAAGCGGAGCTTTGTGCGCTGTGCCCACTATGCTATATATTTCTGGGGAATACGCAGTTCCTCTATTCTCTGGCTTGGTGTATACAACCTTCAATTGATATTCATCAATACCGTGTTGAATCGAGCCATCACCAGAACGATAAGCAATCACGCCATTATTTGAAGTATTTTCGCGAAGATTATTGGCACCTGCTAAGAAATTGTCACCTGTGGAGGCCGCAATACTATAAGACAAGTGGATTATATCTTGCCTATCACCAACAGAAGACCTTGGCTTCGGCGTTGAGGCATATAACGCAATTTGTGTATACTTCTTAGAGGATATCAGCTCAGAATCATTATCGTTTTTGGCTCTGATGTATAATTGTATTGCACTCTCTGGAGGATTATACGCCAGAATGACAATATTAAGACGTTCCGTAGGATCAGAAGAAGTCACCTGAGGAGAAGATCTTACAACTCTACTCACATAACGAGCCTCAGCATCACCAACATCCAAGATCTCATTGGTAGAGTTACTGCTTAACCGCTCTCTAGAAGCCAGAACAGTAAGATCATCAATATCAACTATAGGGGAAATCACAGCATCTTCTGTAGACATCTCGCCTTTCAATAATAGCGTTGATCCCGTCTTATTGGAACGACTGAATACTCTCTTTTGCGTTTGTTCAAAATCAATACGACGAGATCCAGTAAATTGTGTCCACGTAGAATCAAGAATGCCAGCAGAGCTTGACGCTTTGTAGTACCAATCCATCATTGTACCGTACCCAGCCCTGTGCGGAGTATTGACACCAAGCGAATCAATTCTAGGATTAACTACGCCATCAATCTTTGCGCTCGCACCAAACCGCTGACCTCGGATATACTCTCCAGCAGAGAATCCGTTACCAGCACCAGGAGCGCCAGATGAATTCTGTAGTCGAACCCTACCGAAATCTGTATTAACAAAAGTGGCATAACCAAGAACAGAACTTTTTGTAAATGAATCAGTAGTGCCGATCTTTGTACCGACAGAGTTATACACATTAGCCGTCGCATTAAAGTTACCAGCAACATCAACCTTGACTGATAGAATATCATTAACAGTATCATCACTAATGATTGACCGAATTGTACCATGCGCATATATAGAACCAACCGGGAGAACGCCGTTCTTAGAATTGACATCCTGAACCACTGTCCCGACTGTTGGGGCAGTTCCCCCAGTATAATCTATATTAAGGACAGATTCCCCTACGATTTGTTCGTCAATCTGGAATCCCGTATTTGATGTCGGCTCACCTGTTGGCGATATATCACTGACGTTCAAGAATTCTAGATTCTTATTCTCAAATATAAACGAAGAGCTAGATGTAGTGGAAAATTGAGCAAGGGAGATTGACATTTTCAATGCTTCATTTTCAATGATTGCCCAATTGTTGCCAGTGGCAGATCCGTACAGTTTACCGACATCATTACCAAAGAATGCTTGCTGGTTAGTAGAAACATCTGCGGTATTTTGAACCGCAGTCCATAACTCAAAATCATGAGTTGGTTCTGCGGGGATTATCGTCAAAGCATAGCGCCTGCCGTTCTTTAGAGGAACCACATTCCCGAAAGTGAACTTATTAGAATTCCCACTTCCTGGCTGACTCGTCGCAACAGTAATATTTGATGCGGTAATAGAATCGCTCGAAGCTACCAAAACAGAAGTGGGGAATCCGCCCTTATCTGTCTCTCTGATTTGAACTTTAATACTAGAGCTGCTACCAGCTGGTTTTTTCTTAAACCAAAGATAAACATCCTTCAGCGCAACTTCGTCCTTATTGCCCTTTTGAACAACAAAGGTTTGTGACATATAATCAGGCACTTCCGCCTCAACTTGCTCCGATGTCACAATAACTTTAGAACCATCAGCTCGCAATTCTGATAAAGCAATTCCGCTTGTTTGGTTCACGGAAGAAGATTCAAACCCATCCGCATTCGAAGGAGCGTAGTAATATTGGCCACATCGAGTTGTGGATCCAGTCTTGCCAGAACTAATTGCTCCTGGGGAGTTTGGTGGCTTAACATCACTAACCTCAAGAAGATGTTTGAACCCCTTAAACTTCATATCTGCGTTATTGGGTATTGCGAATTTGAATTTCAAGTATCCAGTAGAATCGGTATACATTTCGCCACCAACTAAGCCACCGTCAGGCGTACAATAAGGCGCGATATTCCTACCATCAAACCTTGCCCAAACACGCGTGAAAGGCTTTAATCCAGTGCAGGTGACGTTTCGCGCCGGATGCTGCTTTAGTGTGTAATTATTTGTTCCGTTAGCAAACGCAGAAACGTCTGAAAATTCAGCGAGACCCGTATAATCTAAGCCAGCATTTATGTACTGCTGCCTAAGAGCAGCGGAAGTTGTAGATGATTGTGGCATTTTTATCTTATTCCTCTAAGCCTTTAGCTTGTATTTAGTTATCATCAACGATCATCGATTTTAGTAAGACCAAGAACCGTATCCGCCGCCGATACCGTAGGCCGCACCGCCGCTCGAGACGGAGCCGCCGCCGCCGGAAACCGGCGCCGATGGCGGTGGTGAAGGTTCGCCTGATTGAGTAATGTTACACACAGGGTGACTCAACGTCATTTGACCATTATAAAGTTTCGCAGGAGTTGTAGTCTCAACCGAAACAGTACGAGCTCTTGTCGCAAACTGCTGATTGATCAAGAACGCATAGCCGGTTTCATTTATTGTCAACTTACTTGTCCCTTCAGTAACATCAACAGAACCGCTTTGTAATTGTAGTTCTATATCCTGTAGAGTAGGAATTGCCCTCAATGGGCTTTGAATGAAGGACAAGTCACTGCTTCGTAACGTGTTTGCAATGGAAGGTTCCGCCGGAGGATCAACAATAATTGAATCTCTTGGTGGTTCGACGCAGTTAACTGGATCATTGGGTCGCAAAGAAGAACCCTTTAACGCCTCAATCTCAAACTTGTTCAGGTAAATCATATCATGATGAATTTTAACTTCTTTCTCAAGCTCCCTGATATCAGACATAGTAAATCGCTTATTATCTTTCTGGGTAACTTGAACTTCATAAGAAGGTCGGTTATAATATGTTGCCGCGTCAGAAGAAAGTGATGGGTATGGCGGTATGAATACTGTAGCCAGCCCCATTGCGTTTTTATCTTCTTGTGGCGGTGACGGGAATTCTTCTGGTGCGCCGGCAGTGACATTAATAGTTCCGTCTGGCCGCAAAGAAATAATGTCAATTCTAGAAAGATACTTCTGGACATCTGCTTGAAAGTTTTGATCAGGAGTCGGCAAATATGCGCCGTCACCATCAACATTAAAGCTAGTATTGGCCACAGGGTTGGTTGGAGCAGCTGCGGCAGTTGCGGTGGTAGAAGGCACCACGGTATTATTTTTGATTGGTCTAAAGTCTACGCTATCACGCAAATCAAGTTCTGGTCCAGTCTTTCCGGAGTATTTTGGTATTTCTTGAGTTGTAATATTAGAAGCGCCGGAAGGATTGGCGTCATCAATAGGGTATGAATCAACTGTTAGGAAACCAATACCAGCAGACCGGTCGCGACCGAAATAACTAAACTTAACCAACAGACCTTTATCGACAAGGTCTAATGCGCTAGTTGGGTTCTTAATAATAGAAGATGTGTCATAGAACGAATCTCTTTGACCGTCATCTAAGCTGAATTGAGTTGTGACATCAGTATCTGAAGTTGACACGCTAGTGTTGGCGCCAATATAAACAGCAGAGACCTTATACGCATCAGATACACCAAGAGAGTATGGACCTGTGGCGCCGTTCGGATGAGAACCTGTATTAATATGGACATACTTGTCTTTAAGTACAGTCTTATCAGCCTGAACCGCATTAGAGCGTAACACATCAAAATACACAGAAGCAACAAACGTAGAATTTAAGTTAGCTTGACCGAGGTCGATACTATGTTGGCTTGATACAGAATTTATTGTTCCATTAGAAGACAGATCAAAAATATGACCAGCTGGGAATGCTTTAGCGTGTAAAGAAGTTGCATATGAATTTGATGAAGATACTGTAATGGTTGTATCATCACCCACGTCAGTGATTCGTTGCGCTGGGTTTGTTCCGACCACTATAAAGTCACCCACACTATATTGTGATAAGAATGATGTACCAGAACCGGTGATAGTAGAACCAGCCTGAGAAGCTGAGCCAGTCATTCCGGTTGTCTGCGCCGCAGTCTTAGCAACAATAATTATGTTCTTCTCATCAACGCTAGTCAGTGGTGCGCCTGTGTCATTGTTATTCTCAGTGCCACCAGTGTGGGCAGTATTCGCAGCGACAATTGTGGTTCCGTCAGTTTGGACAGTGACTGATTTTTCTGTTCTAAACACATACTGAGTTTGGACCGCATTAGCAGCATCAGCTAATCGCTTAATGCCACGATTCTGAAGAGGGAATACGAGCGACGATAGATCACTATCTTGAACCCTAGCAACATTGTTTTCGAGAACAACATCAGCAACTCCATTTGCCCCAGAGTTAGTCATATGCAAAGACTTAACTTCCGTGAACGATTTGGACGTATTCATCTTAATATCAAATAGATATATTCGATGTTGACCCGAGGGGGTTCCAGATGCGCCTGAGTGATACTGGAATCCTCTCACACGAGCAGTACCGATTAATGAGCCGCTGATAGACCCCGTGCCATGAACGACGCTGGTGATCGCTGACTGCGCTGTATCGTAGAGACCTACTGTGCGCAACCCTTGGAAATCAAACGTGCCAGCAACCTCATTACAGATAACATAGTTACCGTATGCTTGCCCAACGATGACATCTTCCTTAACCTCAAAGTCAGTTGACTTGTTGATAGTTTTTCGGGTAAGGTCAATTAGTTCAGTTCTAAATCCTCTAACATATCCAACCGAAGGCTCAACCTCAACAACAAGTTTGTTACGATCCCCGACTTCTTCGTCCAAAGAACCATACACCCCGCCATTGACATCAGTCCTCAGATGCTCTTCAACTCTAACTTTAAATGGATCTAATGCATAATTACCAGACTCTTCATAAGTGCGGTTGGCCGTTTCAATTTCAAGAGGAGAGAACCCAACTGTCTTACGAATAACCCTACCTTCCTGTACATCCATAATAGGGAAGAACGCAGCAGTATTTGCATCGGTCGGAAGTTTTGCTTTGATCTTGGTAGAAATCTTTAATCTCGAAGCGCCAGGAGCGGTGAAGTTAGTTGCCCCAGAAGCATTATCAAGCAGACTAGAATCTTGGTTTGAATCAACAACAGATTCAATTGTCTCGAACCCAACTCGAATTGTCGGTACAGTAGAATACTTACTGACAACGCCGCTCTGGTTTTGCGAGAGAATGAAGTTCCCTTTGTGATAAACAACACCACTCGATGCTCTGGCGCCAAGACCCTTTCCTGTTGATTCAGATGTTATGGTATCCGCAGCTACAATAAATGTATTTCCAACAGAGTTTCTGAATATTAGAGTTTCATTGTCGCCAAATGATTTGGTTGTATTGTTTGATCCAGAGTTAGTATATGAAACAAATACACTAAGATAATTGGGAGCAGATCCCTCAGAACCATCGACCGCATCCAAAAGTTTTGCAGTCACGCCAGTAGTGGCACCAGTAACTGTACAATTGGCAATAGATCCGCCATCAAAGAAATCTGTCAGAAGAAGAATTCTATTGTTAGCATCTTTGTCTTGAATCTTGACATAATCCCACTTCTGCAATTCAACATCGCAGCCATTAATTACAGTTCCGTTGTCAATGACATAGTCACCAAACCGCTCAACCTGCTTCTGTAGAATAGTCTGTAATTGTGTCAGTTCCCGCGCCTGTACAGCGTATCCAGGTCTGAACAATACCCGATGAAAGTTCTTTCCTTCTTGATAGTCGTCAAAGAAAGGACTTTGGTTTAGGTTAGTCTCGATTGATGCCATTTATGATACCTTTAGAAATCTAGTATTATTTTAATATCTTCTATCTGGTCAGGTGTTCTATTTACTGCTCTAATGTTTTCAGTATATAGTAACTCGCCAGAAAATGTGTTTGCTTCGGGACCTCGTATCCCTTCGATGGTTGCTACTGCAGTATTACTGCTCTTCTCCAGTATAACATCATCTTTAGTGAAGGCAACGTGATCGCCATAACTTTGTACACTATTTAGGTACATTGTATAGAAAGATGTATCAGTTTGTGTCTCATCATCTCTAATATATACGATTTGAGCATTTGCCCCCTGAACCGCATTGGTCATCGCCTTTGCCTTTCTCTGCACTACGCCGAGCTCGGTGACAAATTCCAGAGTTCCCAATTCAGCAGATAGTCTGTTTCTCTCATTAGTTATTATCTCATCAGCAAATAATGGATTAACAGGATTGGACGCGTCAGAACTAATATATGATATTGAAGTTCTAGTCGTCATTCTCAAAGTCGAAGGGCTATTAGATGTATTGGCGATAAACTCTGTTGCCACAAATACGTTATTAGAATTAACTTTAAGGACTGGGTCTTTCAAAATACTTATTGTTCTGAACGCAGTATTCGATGGGATGTAACCAGCGCCAGTCGCAGAAACCCCTTCGCTACCATTGAACTGAACATTAAGGGCAATTCTATCAGCACCAAGTTCCCTAACTGGATCATTACCATGACCGCCAACAGGAGATATGATTACATTGGCGGTTGCGCCTACCCCATGAATACTGTTTGATGTAATGATAGCTCTTGCTCTTGTATAATCAGTACCGACGTTAATAACAGAAACATTCGCAATAGCGCCAGTTGAGACATTCACTTTAGAATATGCCTGAGCACCGGAGCCATCACCAACTATAGTTACGCTCGGCGAGATAACAACCCTAGAATCAGTATTCGGAGTTGTGGCAAAGGCTGAGTTGACTGTTAGTGTTTTCGATGACCCTGACCACTTTATAATTCTTCGGAGCTGACCAACGCCAGTTCCTGAGGAAATGTAAACACTGGATCCATTATAATAACCTTGTATTGACGAGACATCGCCACCAGTTACTCGTAGACTTCTGCGGCCACCAGTCTCAACAACACCATCAACTACTTGCTTATATCCAGAACCAAACTCGGATGTCTCGATGACCTCAATCGCGCCATTAGTAGAAGCGGTTTGGACTGCCGCTTGCCTAGTCTGCTCCGGCGAGGTATCTGGGTTAGAAATTGTTTTAACTGGGATATGAACAGAAGTCAAAAATTTATCCGCTTCGCCCAAAGAAATTGTATACATATACTTCCATGTATATCCATCAGAAGTAGTGAACGGAGAAGTAGAAAACCCAGTCGGCTTAATTAGCGATGCAGAACCTTTATTATTATACAAACATTTGTATACATTATACTCATCAGTGAATACAAAAAACGCACGGTCATATATATCTCTATCAGTATCGCGATACATAGAATAAACAACACCGGAAGACCAATCATAGCGCGTAGTAACGTGTGATACACTACCAGTGTCAATCTTTTTGCCGCCAATAAATCTTCTGTGCGTTTCATACTGTAAGGTTTGTTCGTTATCTATAACTTCAGATGGGGTTGGTTCGTTTTCCCAAGCAGTTGAATTGCCAAGAATCGCATATAAGATTACAGAATTCTTAGTGCTTCTTCCATCCGATGCGTTCAACGCTTTAACAAATGCCTTGGCGTTGTTAATCGAAAGATCTTTGGTTGCGTATCTAAATGTTGCCATTAGGAAATCGTTCCTTTAGTGTAGAATATATTAGCAGCGGCGATACCGTCAGCAGACCATTGTACCTTTGTGGTCGCCAAGGTGTCACTTGATACTATATTTAGTGGTATTTTTATGTACTTATTTGGAGATGTTTCGATAATAATCAGATCTCCGTTAGCATAATGTTTTGTAAATTCAGTACCAGTTCCCACCAGATTTAATGTATTGTTGGCGAGTGCGACAGTTCCGTTAGCATTTGTTCTGGTAGAATTATTAGCAGAAGAAGATACGTTGACCGAAACATTTGAGTGAGACTGGTACTTCCCGAACAAAGTTTGGCCAGCTGGATGAACAAGCTTCAAGGCAACCTCTTTATACCTATCCAAAGATAGTGGGGAAATGACCTGATAGGAATATTCTTGATAGAATTTACTATCCTGAATAAACCCTCGCTTAGACGAGATATGGCTTCTAGATGATGAGTAGTATCCTTGCGAATTGGCGGTGCCGTTCATATCCAACCTAACAACAGCTTGCGTAGAATTATCTCTGCCAGAAGATTGAATTCTCACAACCTCACCATCACTATATGAATAACCCGAATCAATAATTCTGAAGCTGACCGCAGTACCATTAGCACCAACTCCTGGAGTAATAACAGCATTCTTACCAAGAACGCCCTTATCTACAACACTAACAACTTTGGCGCTACCTTGGCCGGTTAGGGTTCTCTGGTCTTGCCCACCTGGAACATATGAGCCATCATACTTATCAATGCGAACTGGCTCACCAACCTTGAATATAATATTTCCTGGATCTCTTTGTAAGAAATCCTGCCAAACCCTTACTGTCGTTTCGAATGTGCCGTTGGCCAAAACAGTAGTAGCAGGTGTTTGGTTCGGAGCGCCTCCGGCTTTAATGTCGCCACGAGCTCCAGTATTCGCTTGGAACAACCTATCGTTTGTATCAAGGCCAGTGACCGATGAATTACCAGTTAGCCAGTTCTGATCGTTAGATTGTATAGTTATGTACTGCTCGCCAATACCAAGAGAAGATATATTTGGCTCAATCAATTGGACTTTAGGGGCAACAGTAAATCCTGAACCGCCAACTCTATTAGATAATTCTTCGATAGTGCCAAACGTCGCAGTCTTAAACAACAACGAATCTTCTAGTTTTGTGTATATATTTTCATAAACAGTATTTGAAGAAGTATCCGATACAGTCGCAACTGTAGTTGTACTGCCTTGTTTCCTGATATCATGACCCGATATAAAAGAAGCCATCGGTCCAGTTTCAAATTGACTTGATACATTAGCGGTTGTATTTGCTGTAACGCGGAATGTAATCAGGTCACGAACATCACCGCCGCCTCCATCATATCCGTTAGGAATCGTGTTTATCACTTTCTTAACAACACCAAACACATAATCATTACTGTACGGAGATATGCTTTTTGAAACCAACTCATCGCCTTCAGATATTGTGTGTGTATTACTATACACGCCGAGAGTCAGCGCATGACCACCAACAGTATTTGATTGGAATGAACTAACAGTTCCGATTGCCGTGCCGCCGCCTCCGGCGAAGTGCTTCTTGACTGGTTCTGTTCCAGTAAATCTTTTATAAGTATCGACCCGAAACCATGCATCACCAGCCGTGCCGTCAACAACTTCTGTGACAATACCATTAGCTCCGGATGTTCCGCCAAAGATCGAATCGCCAACAGAAAGAACGCCAGCGCCTGTTGTTACGATATTAATAACTGCATTAGAGTTATCCCTGAAGTCCTTATTACCAAGAACTTCATTTTGCTCAGGAAACCCAAAGCTGGGAGAAGACAGGAGTGTATTGGCAAACGTATCCATGATTCCGGTCGTAGTGTCGGCATATGTTACCAGTGGTCCAGAAGAACCAAATATATTGTTGCCGGAAATCAGGTTGGTATTAAACGCCAGAGCAAACGTATCGCCAATATCTTGCTGTTGTAATGTAAAGCTGGCAGGCGATTGTCCATCGCCACCAGTGATGAGGATTTGCGTTTCGCCTTGATCTTCGCCATATATTGATGAAGTATAACCCGAGCCGCCATCATCAATCCGAAATGTTATTGAGCCATTGAGGTCTATTGTATCAGTAATAACAACCTTGCCGAAATCACCAACATCGTCAGAAATAATTTCTAACAAATCACCTTTCTTATACTCGCCGCCTCTGTTTATAATTTCTACAGATTCTATGCCAGCTTCAATGATCGGGGTATGCGCATCGGCAGAAGTATCGCCTAGAATTCTGATTGGCTCTAAGTGGTTAAAAGAACCCGACACCTTGGACACTATTATCTGCATAATGTCGCGATTGCGAACTACCCTACCCACAACATCTTCAACTAGAGCTTGAGCAGAGGATTCGGTGCCTTCCACTGTTCTTCCGATTAGGGTATAATTTTTGGGATCGTAATTCGTTACCAGATATCTATCAAGTTTCCAATCACCTTCAGAAACCTTCAACATTTGATCAGCTGGGTAATTTACTTCAACGTCTTCATTGTAGATAGATCTGAACAGAAGTTTATATGAGGATAGGGTTCCTCGAGTCTCGTTGAAAAATTTAACATACTTGGCCAGTATTTTTTTATCAGCTAAAACATCATGAGGAACAGACGGCAAAAAAGTATCTTGGAAATAATCAATATATTCGTCTAGAGTTGTATCAATACTACGATAGTCTTCAATATTTTGAATAGCGTCTGTCAGCTTTCCCTGCTCTTCAAGATAATCGTAGTACGCCTCAATAAACGCGAGAAAGTTTTGCCCATCTTCTTTGTAGAATTCGGGAAACTGATTCTGTACGAGTTTTGATAATTTAGCTTTTATCATTAGGTCTGTTCACCAACTACGTTGATTTTAGCGTCAGCAGAATCCATCAACAGGATCTGTTCACGCACAGGAATAATATCTAAGTTCTCGGTCGTAACTGTGATGTTCAAAGACTGATCAGAGTATGACGTTGGTAAGAAGTTCTGTACTACAATCCTACCAGAAGTGTAGTCGATGGTACCAGCCAGAACAATAATATCAACTTTCTGCTTCGTATCATTATACCTAAATATGGAAACTCTACCGAGACCATCGTCACCAAGAAATGCATCAAACCCGTTATATTTAAACTGCGTTGACGATAATGTAGATGGCCTAATCGGGTTGTTAAAATTCAATTCAACCAAAGTGGCAACATCAGTATTCGGGGTGATTCTCTTTTGAATTTTGATATTAGCATCATTATTCAATACCGCACCAGTAGATGTATTATCCAAAGACCGAATGAATCTAGAAAACCTAAACTTATTACCAAACCTTTCTAGGTTATCAGTAGCAAATGCGGTTATGGCGTCTCTTGTATTTTGCTCAACTGCAGCGTCAGTCAAAGAAGAACGAGTCAAATCATAATACGTTGTCACGGATGGGATGATATACGTGTAATCAGCGTCAACAACAACAGGATCAATCGCAAGAGGTGTTCTTGATTGTATTGAAGATTTGATAGATTGCTTTCTATTAGTAGTAGCAAACCTCTCACCAAACGGCTTCACAGCAATAAACACCTTTCCATTAATAGGAGGAACAGCTAACTCTCCGCCGTATGCAATAACAGATTGCAGATCAGGGTTTTCGTTTAGGATAATTCTCTGGTAATCTTCAGCCACCACCGCTCGGTTTTGAGTTTGGTAATTCCTTGGGGCAGAGAATTTGATTGACTCTACTGTTTCTTGCGGACGACCGCCGCTGGCACTAGAAACGACAGAAACTATTGACGAACTGGTATAGGTCTCACCAATATTAATTGAGTCAACACTAAACTTGGAAGCTCCGTTAGTGGCTTCTCCGTTATTTACCAAATATTTAACTGTAACTATATTTCCTGGCTTAACAGGCAGACCTAGAGAACCTGACCCAAATATAACTTCATATTTCTGATCAGCAGATTCTTCTAAGAAATAAATTGGAGTTGTCGAAAATACTTGAGTTATATTAGAAGCTCTGGTAAATTCCGTTACAGTTGTATCAGTAGCAGATGCTTGTACGCTGACAGTGACGCTTGTGGTATCAACCCCAGCATTGGGAATTATATACCGAACAGGATTCGATGCGCTTGCAGTCCAGCTATGTGATAATGGCTCACCTTCGGTAATACTAATAGTCTTAATGTATTTACCGGTAGTTGAGCGAAGGACCTTATTTGCCGCCGGAGTCACGAACGTATACGTGACATCATCAACAGTAGATGTGAACTTTGAATTCCTAGGAATAGTAAACTGAGAAACTGTGTTTGCTAATCCAGCAAATTCTACCTGAACCTCAGCAGTTGCGCCGATTGAAGAAACGGGAGTATACCCCAACTCCTTCGCCCGTGATACAACAGAGTCTCTTTGCTGAGCAGTATCAAGGAACATCTCATTGGCAACCATGTTCAAATAATATGCATTATAGTGAGTGTTGTATGATAGAACGTCAAGAAGAACTGCCATAGCAGAACCTTCAAAATCATAATCCTTGAACTGATCTTGGCTGCTAAGGTATGTTTTTAGATTAGTTCTTATCTGACCAAAATCTAATTCCGTAACTTGTAAGTATGTATTTGCCGACATTTTACCTGACTCTTTCTAAGATTACATCCAGAATAATAGGATCTGGATCATTGATTATCATGAACGCTACTGAAACAATCAGCGCATAGTCATCTTGTTTTTCTTCGACCAGAACTTCAATAATATCAGCTCTTGGCTCATAGTTTGAAATTACTTCTCGAATAGTAGTTTCCATCTGTTGCTTGATGGCCGGAGTGAACAGCTCGAATAGATAATATCGAAGACTACAACCGAGGTTGGGTTTGAACGGTCGCTCATAATAATCTGTAAGAATCAACGACTTTACTGACTGGCGAACAGAATTCCTGTTGACCTTGCGCGAAACTTTCTTCGTGACTGGATGGGCGAAGAAGCCCAAGTCCAAATCGCTGAATATCTCTTTCTGTTTAGTTTTCGCGCCTGACATCATTCCTCACTTATGTATTCTTTGTTTCTTGGATCTCTTTTCGGCGATCTTTACAAAGTTTGCTAATCTCAGCTAGAGCCTTTCTTGCCCGCGTACCAGCAGCTTTGTTGCCTTCAGAGAATTTAGAATTCTCTTGAGTGTATGTTTCAAATAAATTGATTAAACTATCGTGATGCATAAAATATTCCTTGACTTTTCCAAACAATCAGTTATAATAATATTGTACTTCTTAAAGCTATACTAATGCTATACAGATTCTATTTATAATCACTAGAACGATTGTATTGTAACAATATCACCATTAGAGGTTACGTCAGTAAACACGACAGTGTTACCAGTAACAGCAGTGAAATCTATATTAGCACTCAGCCTCACCCCATTCATAAAGACAGTCATTTTCTCTGGTGTATACAATAGAGTAGAACCAAAGTTATCAGTTCCAACAAACGTCTGTTCATTATTAGAAGATATGAACGTATACTCTTCGAAGTTACCAGTACCGCCAGAAGCTCCATCAATATTTGATATTCTAAACTTCTCTACATCAGTATAGTAGAACACCAAATCTTCGGAATCTTTTTTTACTTTCCACGAATCAAATTTAAGAATTCCCTCAATACCGTCACCAGTTTGTGGATTGATTTCTATACCGCCAATCTTTAGCGAGAAATCTGATTCGTCTAGAAACTGTGTATGTGCCATAAACTATCCTACTGTGGCTTGCTCGTGTCGCCAGCACCAAGTCCTGGGGTATCTTTGTGAGTATGACCCTTACCAGATATTCCTGAGGATACATGATCCACGGATGCTGTCGATTTACCAGTGATGTCAAGATCACCAGTTAAATTTATATTACCTGTCCAATTCGTTAAGGGGGTGTCAACCGTAGTTGTTCCGGCGACAGTGAGATTGGTATCACCGTCTACGAATATTGTAACATTGCCCTTGACGTGCAGTTTATCATCACCTGCTACCAATGAGTAATTATCTTTTACAACTCGTGTTACCTTATCCCCAGTTGGGTGGACTTCATATAGAGTACCGCTTTTATGGAACTCTTTAATTCTTTCTGCGTTGGGGGTGTCGTCAAATTCAGTGTAGTGGCCAGACTCAGTTGCCCTGACGTGGTTATATGGATACTGCGCAGCATAGGGCGTGTTAGGGGCGCCGATCTTACCCGCATTTTCCACCGGAGGAACATAGTCTCCGCGAGCCAATTCATTCACATCTGATTTGTCAATGTACTTTGGATAAATGCCTTTCGGGTCGTTGAACCCGAGTGATGTATCGGCTAGTTGAGATGGCACTCCAGAAAGGGTTCCTAGAATCGCAGGTTCTTGGGCTCGGTCTCCATCCATGAAGAATCCAACAACCCAAGAACCCTCGACCATTCCTGTCGGGGATATTCCTACTCCGCTTATCGCGGCTGAATCTACGCCATTTAGAGGTACTGCCCAAGGCAATTGGTCGGTCGGTATCTGATCTTTATTGTCAGAATGGTATCCGTATGCTCGCACTCGGACTCGCCCCAGCTGTACTGGGTCGTTACGATCTTCAACTACACCAAAGAACCAAGTGAAGTTTCCTCTACCGACATACTCTCTCATTTATGAATTCTTTTTACGAGGCTTTCTTTTTTTCTTTGGAGTTTCTTCAACCAATACTTCTGGTTCTTCATGAGTTGGTTCTTTAATCTCCTGAAGGAATTGTGGTTGCTGCTTTTCAGTTATTTCTGATAGAAACTGCTTTTCTCGCGCTGATCCTGGAAGTGGCATATTATTCTCCTAGTGTTTAATGCTTGTGTCTTTGACACATTCTATAATTGTACTCATGGCTTCTGAACCATCAAGTAATTTATTTCTTAATTTTGTTATCAGGTACTTACCGCTCATGTATTTATCTTCCGTGCCATACTGGTCATCAGTGATGGCTGCTGGGGGTATGCTCAAGTAGATCACGTCACCGACATCAATTTCGCTATCACCTGGGATGACGACTTCTAATTGGGTATTGAATATGTGTAAGAAATATGATTGTTTTTGTGAAACTACATCACAATACCTTTTGGGGTGAGGAGCTTCGCCGGCAAAGATAGGGTCGTTATCGTGGTCAGATCTGGAAGTATACATCCTAACGACTGGTTCGCCTGCCGAACTGCCAGCAATCTTCAACCTTTGTAATTTACTGAACTTCGGGAAGTAATCATCATAATTGTAAACACGTTCCCGCTTAGTCTTTTTAAGAATATCTAAGTGAATAGTCCTAGACTTAAACAGACCTCCGGTAGCATTTTCCATAAAGTCACTTTGCTTTATGACATCAAAAGGTCTACGATGCAGCGCCACTGTTTCTTAAGGTCGCAATGAGCCTAACTCTTGAGACGACTCATGCT